ATCGGGAGTGTTAGCGCGTCTAGCAATTCGTTCTTTTGAGGCCATCAAATCAATCATGATCAGTGCATGGCAAGCAATGGCTCAAGCATTAGCTTCTGTACCACCACCTTGGAATATTGCTTTAGGCGGTATTGCATTTGCCGGTGTTGCTGCTTTGGCAGGAAAAGTTGCATCAGCGAGAGGAGGTTATGACATTCCAGCAGGTGTGAATCCAATGACTCAGCTCCATGAAGAGGAAATGGTACTGCCTAAACAGCATGCCAATACGATCCGTGCCCTAGGTAAAAGCTTATCCTCCGATGGAGGGATAGGTGGTGGCGGTGGAAGTTCAGCGCAAACCTTTAATAATTTCACGATTCAAGCTTGGGATTCAAAAGACGTTCGCCGTTTTATGGAAAAGCATGGTCGTGAATTGGCAGGTGGTCTGAAAGGCTATAACCGTAATTTTGGTCGATAAGGGGGAAAATCGTGTCTGATGTATTGTTTCCTGAATTGCCAGGACTGGAATGGGATCTCAGCAAGAAGCCCATTTTCAATACAAAGATCATGGAGTCGGTGAACGGTCGGGAGCTTCGAGCAAGTTACCAGGCCGTTCCTAAGTATGAAATATCTTTGTCATTTGGTTTTTTACGTGAATCGAAAGGGAAAAACGAATTACAGCAACTCGAAAGTTTTTTTCTAGAACGCCGTGGTGCATTCGATTCCTTTCTTTTTAAGATGCCTGAAGATTGCGATTACACGTGTTCTTACAGTGGTGACGGTAGTACGACAAGCTATCAACTGTATAAGCAGATGCATACATCTGTGATTCCTTTGGCTCACACAAAGGCTGAAACGACTTTTCAAGTGGATCCCACGTTTTGGAATGAAAACGACAATCAGCAATTTTGGAGCGATAACGACGATGATCTGTTCTGGGATGACACAACAGCTCAAGTCACCAAGTCGGGCATGGTTACGCTTTCAAAACCTTTGAAACAAGGTCATAAGTTTGAGGTGAAAGGGACGTATTACTACCGTTGTCGCTTTGCTGACGATGAACAGCAATACACCAACTTCATGAGCAAATTATGGAAAGCCAATAAAGTTGAAATGATTGGCTCATTGGGAAATAAAGTATGAGAGCAGCTTCTGCAAAACTAATTGCGTTACTTGATGCTGATCAGTTTGTGATGGCAGATCTCTACACCATCACCACTGTTCAAGGTGATGAATTCCGATATACGAATTATGACTTTGATTTGACTGTTGCAGGTCAAACATATAGTTCGAGTGGTCCCATCATCAGCCGTGAGGGAATTAGCCTGTCACTTGGTATTGAGGTTGATAATTTATCGATCAGTATTGATTGTATTGATGATAATGAATGGAACGGCATCAATGTCGTTCAAGCGTTTCATAATGGTCAATTAGATGGTGCTCGATTTAAGTTAGAGCGGATCTTCATGGATAAGGACACGCCAACGGATACAAGTGCCGGCACCATTAAGTTGTTCGAAGGTCGAATCATTGAGCCTGACTTAGATCGTAATTCAATTCAAGCCAGTGTCGCGTCAGATCTGGATGAATTGAACGTGCAAATGCCAAGAAACCTATATCAGCCAAGCTGTACCAATACGCTATTTGACACGGCATGCGGTCTATTGCGTCAAAACTTTATGGTGCAAACAATGATTGAATCAGGCAGTACTGCAGCTCGAATCTTATGTCAGGTAAATCAGCCTCAAGGTTGGTTTACTCAAGGTGTAATTGAATTCTTGGACGGTGGTAATGCAGGTCTAAAACGGACGATTCGTATGCATGAATCAGGTGCTTTGTTATTAACTTTGCCATTGTTAGAGGCACCACAGGCTGGACAACGAATCAAGGTTTATCCTGGATGTGATAAGCGGTTAGAAACCTGCCAGAATCGTTTTAATAATTTCGCTCGTTTTCGTGGTGCACCATTTATACCGGTACCGGAAACCGCAGTTTAATCAAATTTGTATTAATCCATACCCAGCATCTGCTGGGTTTTTTATGGGGTGAGAAAATGCCTTTACCTACCGCAGCAGAATTAACAGATCCGACTGCAACCAATACACAGATGAAGCAGCGATTGGCGCAATTAGTTGATGGAGTTGGCGAAGTTGAAATTGAAACAAAAGAATTCGCTAAGCAACAGACTCAGACGATAGAGCTTGGACGAATTTCAAATCCAAATAAATTGTTATTGGATCAAGTTCTCTTTGAAACAATGCCGACATTAACAACTGGTACCGCTACAGTTGTCACTCGAAACGGCATTAAGCAATTAAAACTTGTTAGTGCATCGGCTGGTGGCCAAATTATCGCTTATTGGGATTTTGATGCGTCACTTTTTACTCGTGAGTTTGCAGGAAGCCTGACAATTGAGGATGCTGATGCAGGTAGTAATGGCTATGTTGGAATTCAGCAGATTGCAAGCAATGGTACAGTCTTAGCAACAAGTTATGCGCAGACTGCAATGGTTAATGCAATTACTAAAAAAGTATTTCGCATGACTTCAACAGGTGTTGTTCCTGGCGCGGTAAAAATTAGATTGATTGCATTTTTGCAAACAACAACAACACGTCAAATGTACGTGCACAGTCCTTTTATTGCAGACGGTACAAACACAGATTTTATAGCACCTATGGAAGATTTAAACCCAATCAAAGATAAAGTAATCCAATTAGATAATGCTTTTGATGTTGTCTCAGTTGGAAAGAACATGTTTAATCCAGCTCTTGCGACAGATGGGAAAATTATTTCGTATGACACAGGGACGTTGGCGACGTTTGCAAATGGTATTGCGTTCGGTAAGGTTCCGGTTCAGGCTGGTAAAACCTATACCTTTTGGATTCCTACGACATCGACATTTTTATTTAAAGATTTAATCTACTCTTATAAAGCAGATGGCACATACATTGGTTTAGATCATACTGTCGGCTCTGCTTTTGAGAAATTAGCGCCAAATCCGCCGCAAAATATTGTTTACGCGGACGGCAAAAAGACGGTGACATTTACAATTCCAGCTAATTCTGAAATTGCTTATGTGCAGATGATGGCTGAGTATTCGACACATACAACAGCTCAATTTAATGCGCTTGTAAACTCCATGCAGTTTGAGCTGGGGAGCGTTAAAACCGCTTTTGAGGCATACAACCCGAATGCAACCACAAAGATGGTTTTGAAGGAAAGTGCACTTCCTGCGAGTGGTGGCACTACTGTTTCCGAAAGCAAAAATACCTTTACTGTGACGTTAGACGGAACTGATGCTTATATCCGTACAAAGTTTAGCGATACACATGATCTCGTTCAGCAGGTTCGATACGGGACTAGCACCGTATGGTCGAACAATGTAGTTAACCCTTGGTCAGTTCGTACTATTCCGAAGTCCACAGCAAAGGATGGTGTGATCGCAGCATTCTCAAGTGGTACTATTTTGGCATCACAAGGCGATGATGCTGCACCGCTGCACTACAACGGTACATACATCGGGGCGAATCATGGTGCTTATATTGTTCATGAAGTAACTGTTAATGCGCATGGTAAAACTTATGCTGATGTAGGCTCTCGCTGGACACAAGGCGCAAATACTTACACGATAGTTCGGATAGTAGATGCAAATAAAGTGTGGCTGGTCAGTCAGAATATTGGAGCAACATATTGGCAGTTTGTCACATCTTCGTTGAGCGGTTTAACTCTAACTCACAGTACTGGCGCAACTAATACAGCTTCATTTACTCCAAGTGCAGACACCTTGACTCAGCTTCTTTCAGCTGTGAATAATCATACTAAAAAGATTGTTGCTGATGGTTTCAAAGACCTAACGGCAGCAGGCGTTTATGATGTTGAATCTATCGAGTTCATTGATAACTATGACATTATGAATCCTGTGTCTATTTTATCGTATTTGCAAAGCCGAGTTGGAACAACGACAGAGCAAAATCTAAGCGTAGACTCGATTACTTCTGATGTTAGAGTAAGTGTGAATTATCGTTATGCACTAAACGGTAGTTGTACTGTGTCAACACAGCTTCATAAAAAAGCAAATATCAATTTCAGTTTTGCTGGCTTGGTTCAGGCGAATCCGTTGAACTATTCAGGTAAAACATTAATTGAATATGCAAATAAAATGAAGCCTGTTACTGTTAGCGGAACGTCTTATGACTTATCAGCGACTATAGATGCAACGACCAATACTGCGTTGATCAGTATGCTTAAAACAGACTGGTTAGATACAACAAACCCACCAGATCGTGTGTTGAACTTAGTAAAAAACGGGGCAAATAAAGAGTTTGGGCAGGTGCTTGGTTACAGCCTAACTCGCGGAGCAACGAAACCAAGTGTTCGACAGAATACAACAGATGCAGGCTTCTTTAACAATCCAACAACTAAGAAAGTTTACCCAAAAGCTTTAGTTGGCAATCTAGCTACTGTAGTAAATGCTGTTTCATATCGAGCTATTTATAATCCAGCTATTCTTCCACAAGCAACAATCTATACTTGGTATGAGGATAATGGTGAAATCTTTGTGGTTCTCGATATTCATCAAAGCGCTTCCATGTTGAAATTACCGTTGCCTTCAATGTTCAATGGTAAGTCTGCCGAGGTAATTGATAGTCATGCAAACTTCACGTTACATAGTGAGATTGTCAGTGATGGTGGTCTACTTTGCTCGGTTGTGAATGGATATGCGACTGTAACAATTAAGTTGAGTTGATATGAAAAATCTCGAAGCTGTCACAGAAGCGATGACTTGGCTCGGCACACCCTATCATCACCAGGGGCGTGTCAAAGGTGTCGGTGTCGATTGTGCAACACTGCTTTGTGAGGTTTACGAAGCAGTAGGGCTGATTGATCATTACGATCCAGGCCCATACCCACCTGACTGGCATATGCACCAGATGGGGCAGCGCTATCTTGAGCACATTCAAAACTTTTGTGAGCAGGTAAACGATCCTCAGCCTGGTGATATTGTTCTTTATCATTTTGGCAAGTGTATCAGTCATGCTGCAATTGTCGTCGAGTGGCCAACGATCATCCACTCATATATCCATCAGGGGGTCATCCTTCAGGATGGAACCAAAGGAAGTTTAGCCCGGCGAATTGCCGGGTTTTATCGTTTAAGAGGACAGTAAAATGGGTGGTGTTTTTGGGGGTGGTACAGTCAGCACATCTGACAAACGTATCAATTCAATGCGTATTCAACAATCCGCTTATGGCCTTTGCCAGCCCCTGGTTTATGGTAAAAACCGTGTTGCGGCCAATATGTTCTGGTATGGTGACTTTACCGCCACAGCGCATACAACAACGACAAAGCAGGGTGGTAAAGGTGGTGGTGTAAAAACCAAAAACACGACTTATACCTATAGCGCGTCTTTCATGCTTGGTCTCTGTGAAAATAAGATTAAGGACATTGGTATTATCTGGCGTGATAAAGAACAGATTGTTCCTAAAACGGAAGGCGGTATTCAGCTTAAACCCATTGATCAGCTAGGGTTTGAATTATTTGATGGTGATCATAATCCTGTTTGGGGCTATCTCCCATCAAAGCATCCTGACCAGGCATTGCACTATCCATTTCTCGGTTATGTCGCATGTGCCAACTACGATCTGGGGGGGAGTGCCAGCTTATCGAATCACAATTTTGAAGTGATTAGCGATATTATATTTTCAGAAACGATTCATGATGCAAATCCAGCGGATGTGATTGAGGACTTCATCACTAATCCACGTTACGGTGCAGCACCTAGTCTGAATATGGCAGATTTATCTGAATTTCGAACCTATTGTGCAGCCACTAATTTGTTGATCAGTCCTGCTTTGACTGAACAACGTGAAGCATTTGAAATTATCAATGAGATTGTGGAAGCAGTGAATTGTGCAGTGGTACCGAGTCCAGACGGTTTAAAAATCCGTTCATACGGTGACAGTGCAGTGACAGGAAATGGCGTGACATTTACGCCAAATCTTGAACCGGTTTATCACTTAACAGATGACGATTTCTTGGGAGAAGATCAACCAGTACGTGTACGTCGAAGTCGTGATACAGATGCATATAATCATTGCCAGATTGAGTACGTGAATCGCTTCAATCAATACAACACTGAAACCGTTGAAGCTAAGGATCAAGCCAATATTGAAATGTTTGGTCTACGCACTCAAGATCCAGTCAAGTTCGACTTTTTCTGTGAGCCAAAAATTGCTCGTCATGCGGTGCAATTGCTATTACAGCGGAAACTCTATGTTCGAAATGAATATGAGTTTGAATTGGGGTGGAAGTACTGCCGACTTGAGCCGATGGATATTGTGACCATCACTGATGAATCCTTGGGATTGAATCAGTTTCCTGTACGAATCACACGAGTTGAAGAAGATGAGGAGGGCGTACTTTCGATTACCGCTGAAGAGTTGGCAGTCGGATCTCGTTCAGCGGTTGAATACGATCTTCAATCATCGAACGGCTATCAGGGCGGTAATGAAGAGCCGGGTAACGTTAATGCACCTGTCATTTTTGAGCCTCCTTTAGATTTAACCGACGGCAAGAATCAAATTTGGGTAGCTGCATCGGGCGGGAGTAATTGGGGTGGCTGTAACGTCTGGGCAAGTTTGGATAATACAACATACGGAATGATCGGAACCATCTATGGCTCTGCTCGTTACGGTGCTTTAGTTTCAGCCATTGATACGGATGATACATCGATGCAGATTCAGTTGAATACATCGAGTCAAATCTTCGGTGGCACGCTTGAAGACGCTGAAGTTGATGCAACGTTGTGTAAAGTCGGTGATGAATATATCAACTACATCGATGCAACATTGGACGGATCAGGGCGTTATACGTTGAGTGGTATGCTTCGTGGGCGTTTTGACGATGTAAGCTCACATAATGCAGGTGAATCATTTGTTCGTATTGATCGTGCCATTTTTCAGCATGACTTTAATACAAATATGATTGGCAAAAGCATCTATTTGAAATTTACTAGCTTCAATGGAATTCAGCAAAAAGAAGAAACTTTGGATGAAGTGACGGCATATAGTTACACAATCAATGGTGGTCGTCCTGCGGGTGTTAAAGGTTTATCACTTCAATCTGCATTCATCGGTACAAGTTTCAAAGTGCAATGGCAACCGGCAGCAGGTGCGTCTGGTTATGTTGTGCAGATTCTTTCAGGCGGTGTATTGCTTCGTACGGTTGAAACCACGAATACTGATTATTCGTACAGTATGGAAGAGGCGAAAATCGACGGTATTCAACGTGCTTATACAGTACGTGTCGCAAGTAAAAACGTTTCGATTGTCAGTACTTTTGCTGAGCTGAATATCAGTAATCCGGTGCCACCACAATTGTTGAACGTCTACACATCGGCAACAGCAAACTCGATCACAGTGACTTGGATCCCAAGTGATGTGCCTGATTTAAAAGATTATGCAGTTTGGCTGAGTAGTACAGCGAATTTTGATCCTACAGTTACACCGCCATCTTGGACTGGTACAGCATTAACAACAACGATAGGAGGGTTGCCAGCTACCACACCACACTATATTCGTGTTGCAGCGAGAGACGTATGGAAAGATACAGCTTGGAATTATTCGAATCAGATTACACAAAGTACTTCTGAATAATTTATTAAAATTTCTAATTTAAACCGCCGTTTGGCGGTTTTTTTACATCTGGAGAAAAGAAAATGGCAGAGCCAGTAAGTAGTGGCGTAGGGGTTGCTGCGGCAATTAAGGTTTATGGAATGGCTATTTTATTAGGAATAGCTATTTTCTCAGCAACTCTCGTCTATCTTGTCGTGGTAATGACACGAATGCCGCGGACACGCAATGAATGGGTTGTGAGCTTGATTACAACGGTAGTCGGTAGCATTGCAGGTGGGGGCTTTTTAATTCAGCATTTTGAGTTGCACAGTTATTTACTTACATGGGCGGGGTTATGTGCAGTAGGGGGATTGTTCTTTGTTTCGGGTTTGCCGTTCTGGGCCATTATCCGATGGACATTTAACTATGTAAACGCACGTGAAAATGCAACGATTATTGAAGTGGTTGAAGAGCTAAAAGACTTCAAAGATAACCTTTAACAAGTAGATCC